AACCTTTCAGAAATGGATTTTCCTAAATTATCCTAATGTAATAATCACATCAGGTAAAATTGCTGATATGAAAAATAGTGTATTAACGTACATACAATCTACAAACATGTATCCTAAATATGTACTAGTTAATATTCCCAGAGTTAACAATGGGAATGTGTCTATCGCCGGTCTTGAATGTATCAAAGATATGTTCTTCTATTCTCCTAAATATGAGGGAGGGCAAGTATGCGGTGCTAATCCTCATATCATAGTTTTTGCTAATGAAGAACCAGAATATCATAAATTAAGCGAAGATCGCTTAAAGGTTTATAATCTTAAAGATAATTTTTAATATTTTATTTTAATTTTAAAATATTAAATAATAATTAAGCATCCATGTATTTCATTCGTGATACTACACGAATAGCTGGATGAGGTGGGGCTGAGCTATCACTTACAGCCATTAACACTACGTTATTAATAGATGGTTCTGTTGATAATGGCTTATCATACGTACAGACCAATCCTTTCTTGAACTTAAGCTTGATATTAAAATCTAATCTCCAGTTCTGTTTTGAATACGCACCATTAGCATTAGTTGCTTGTCTGTTATTGAATAAATCAAACTTCTTATCATATAACACTTTATACTTAACCATAGGTTGAGCGTTGATCTGATCTATCCTAGCCTTGTAAGGACTATACATAGTTGTATAAGGGCTTAGTGGAGAACCAGTAGCACCACCATCGTATTGTTGTAATACTTGTTTTACTATCTGGGCTGGAGTTAATGTATTAGAACTGTCGTAATCTGGAAAGAGAACCGCCAGTAATCTAATCTGATTATCTGTTTCTGTTGGTATAACAGGAAGTGATTGTGCCACTTCTAAGTTTCCCCTAAAGTGAATACTTTTAACAGTAATTTTATTTCCTATTCGTAAATTATCTGGGAGCGCGACATTACCAGTACCGCCACCGGCTCCTACCGTAGCATCTATTGTTGGAGCATATGTTCCCATACCATAATACCATCCTCCAATATCTACTGACTGAGCTTGACTATTCGCAGGTGAAATATCTACGAAACGTTGCTCAAATGTTTTTAGCAATGGAGTTAACTGAGCCTCCATTTTGCTAATTCGTTTAGACATACCTTTAGTGGATCGTCTTTTACGTACCATTATAATATATGGTGAGAAAAAAAACTTAGAAAATAGAACGGTGCTTTTTTTTAAGTCTGTAGTTCCTTTTTTAAAGTTGGATTTAAAAATAGTGCCTTTTTTATTGTTTTTCATGGGTTCGTGATCCTCTCATCCTTCCGCAAGAACAGAAAACTCATTTACCTTTTTTCTTGCTCCACGAAGCACTCCCCCACTTGAAAGTGTGGAAGTGGTCTCGGCTCCATCCGCAAGAAAGCAGTAAATAATACACTTACTGTTTAAAGCTAATATGTGAGCGAGATGAAATTAAAATATATGTATATGTTATAATGTCTAATAATAGTTCCACAATAGTTCCACTTAGTTCCAAAGTTGGGGGTAATACTATAACCCCAACTAAAAAGCAAATATCACCAGCTAAAAGGTGGTGTTTTACTTTGAATAATTATACTCCTGAAGAAATTAGTTCCATTACTTACGTAATAAAATACCGATGTTCTTTAGGAATAATTGGTTGTGAAATCGGTGCCGAAGGAACACCTCACCTACAAGGTTATTTTGAGTTTAATAAAAAATCTCGTCCTAAAGGTATCTTTAGTAATGATCGGATACATTTTGAGAAATGTAAAGGAAACCGTCAATCAAACATAGATTATTGTTCTAAAGAAGGAAAAGTAATTTTCCGTCATAATGTTCCTGAACCATATAAAGTTGATATAACACTTAATAGATGGGAGCAGTTCATCAAAGATGATATACTAGACCAAGAACCAGATGATCGTTCTATATACTGGTTTTGGGAAGAAACAGGTTGTGCTGGTAAAACAACCTTTCAGAAATGGATTTTCCTAAATTATCCTAATGTAATAATCACATCAGGTAAAATTGCTGATATGAAAAATAGTGTATTAACGTACATACAATCTACAAACATGTATCCTAAATATGTACTAGTTAATATTCCCAGAGT